TCATCTCTCTCATTAGCATTACCGAAAAATTCGATCATGCTTTTAAGATCAATATAATCTTTAAACTTTAAAATTTCTTGGTTTTCTTCAACCGTAACCGCTGGCTCAAGTTGATAGCGACTTCTTAGAGTTTGATCTGTATCAAGATAAACATCTTTACCAGTAAATGTTTTTCCGTAACGCTTACCGATGTAACCTACAGTTTTATCAACAACACCTGGTTGAACTAGTGGATCAAGTACACCTGATAAAAATTTATCATTGGCTGGCGTTTGAAAGACATTAGGTAGTAAGTCTTTACTTTTTCTAATAGGTATTTCACTGTTAGGAAACTTTTTGTTATCTGCCATTAGTAACTAGAACCTCCGCTGCTAGAAGAACTTGATGAACTAGAGCTGGATGAACTAGAACTGGATGAACTAGAACTGGATGAACTAGGACTGGATGAACTAGGACTGGATGAACTAGATGTGGTATTTGCCGTTGAGCCAACTGTTATAGTTGTTGTGCTGGAACTAATTTCGGCAGCAGTAATACTTGCTACAATTTCAATATCATCAACAGTGGCACCACTAACAAAAATTTCGTCTGGTTTACTTTGTATTTCAAACAGGCTACCAAATGCCTGTGATGGCTGTCTTGGCAATATAACAAAATTTGATATATCAGGCGAAACTACATTTAGTATGTAAGTTGAAAGTTCGCTTAGATAGAATCTATCTCCAAAGTCCCAGTTATTAACATCAAAGAACTGATTCATTGCTGTTATGATTCTTACTTTTAAATCATTATTGTTAAGATTTCTTGTAGGATTTTTAACTACTTTAAACTGAGCTTGTACCTTAGTATCAGCAGTACTGCCAAACAACACTTTGTACTTCACAGGATGGTAAACAACTTCATCACTGATCGACTTAATAGCGTTTAGTCCTGTACCAAACGTTACCCTAAGTTCGTCATTTGTCGGTGCAGTCGGCTCTGTTGTACGAGCACCTGCTAGAAAATTTCTAAATTCTGTATCATAAGATCTAGTTAGAAGGTAAAGGTCAATAATGTTTGTTACACTAGGATCAATTCTTCTATCTTCGCTGGCTGAATGTGTGTATTGAAACTTAATATTGTCTCTACCAATATTTGCTCTGTATGTAGGATCTAATATAAGTGTATTAGTTGTACTGTCAACACGTTTAACTCTGTTTTCTGCACTATCATAAAAGTATATTAACTGCCCATCTGTATAATTGTTAACATTAACCAATGATTCTTTTTCAATTACTAAGATAGGAGTTACTGCTGGGTCAACTAAGTTGAATACTGTCGTACCATAATTATCTTTCTCTGATTTAAAGAAAAGAAATTTTAAATCAAGATCTTCACCGACAACATTAACAAATGACTCTGGATTGTCAATAACACCGTCTTGATCAGAATCTCTAAATCCTAATCTAATTTCTTTTGTACTTTCATAACCGTCGTCAAACTTGATTACATCTGCAACTTCAAATGGATAATCTCGTACTAAAGATCCTGTGCCAACATTTTTAGAATTAATACCTAAAACATTTACAACATCTTTTTCAACCTTACCTGTTAAACTGTTATATGCTTTTTCATTTTTATCAAAGTAAAATCTATTTTGCTTTTTACTACCAAACACATAGTTAAGTGTACGTGTTCGTACAATATATTGATCGTTGTCTTTTACAAATGCCATAATCCAAGAACTATCTAGGTTATTATTTGTTACGTCACCTGATTTACCTAAACTAAATGGTGAAGTTAAGTCTAAGTTTTGATTTTGAATAATTTTCCAACTAGAATCTGTATCATCGTATCTCAACCCAAAGTTTAAATTTGCAAAGGCTTGATTAACCATTGACGATTCAAGTGCATCTGAAAGATCTGTTACAAACTTAGGAACAATTCTTGAAGCAACTGCATCTGAAGGTACATTATCATTAAACACAATAGGTCCAATGCCTTTTGCATTGGCTCCTGTGCCTGCGTTTGTTCCGTCACCTGCAACACTAATAACTTTTGTCCAGATAAAATCCGTTGCACCAGCATGATCAGCAGCGCCATTCATAAGTGTTCCGTCAGGCATGAAGTGCTTGCCTTCTGGGGCAACAAATTTAACATTTGCTCCTGCTGTAATGTACTTTAAGTTATTAGTAGAATACGTGCCTACTTTAAGTAGCGATAAATCAACTTTGTTTTTAAAATAACCAGTACCTTGATTAATACCGTTTGTAGACGCATTCCATACAATATTATCGCTTGTAAATAAAATGCTGTCGTATTTTGTAAAGTAAAAATTGTATACATCTGTTTCTGTAAAGACACCTTCTACTTTTTGTTTAATAAAGTTAATAATGTCTGATCTGTTTGTAAATTTAAAAGCAAGTGACTTTTCATCTTCTTCTTTATACATATAACCGTCTGTACCAAATACATTAACAGAACTATATTTTCCACTTGCATCAATAAGATCAAAGTTACGTGATAAACCACTTGATGTTCTATTTGATGCTTTTACTTTTAAAATGTTTTGTGATGTTGATAGAGGTGCAAGATTATAATCTTCACCAGTAATCATTCTATTTTGTGTGTAATAATTTGCAGGTGCATTCTTTTTAATAGATGCAACTGACTCTGTAGGAGTTGCTGTTGCAACAGTTGACTGTAACGCCATTCCAATTGTTAATGTATGTGCAATGCCTGCTTGGTTAATATACTCAACTGAGATATTAACGTTTTTCATTTCACTAGGTGAAATCGTATAACTTAATCCATTACTAATTCTATAATAAGTTCTAAAAGAACCTTTAGGTAAGTTACCATACACACCGTCAGCAAAAGTTAAATCAATCATATCGGTTTGTTTAGTTTCTACACCGTAAATATTTCTGATATCTCCAGTCAAGCTATTATAAGCAATATTGTTTCCTGTAAGGCTTGATACTTTTGTCCACTCTTGAGCTTGGCTTCCGTTTGCAAGTAATTCAAACAACCAAACGTCATCGTTGTTAATTCCTTTTGCATCAACTGCAACTTTTTCATTTGTTGATGGCGCATCAATTGTAAAGTCTGCTAACTCCAAAGAACCTTGTTTGAAGTGCATAAAAAATCCTGTATTAGGACTTGCTGGACCTTTGTTGTCCTGTCTGTAAAGAAATCCTAGTTGGTTACCAGGTGTAGGTGCTTCCTCGTAAATCTCTTCTGCACCTTTGAATGTTGTACTTAAAATTTCAAACACCATTTGTCTACCTGCAACAGTTTTTGAAAAAGTAAACATTGGCACATCAGTACTAGCAGTTCTAAATCTATATTGTTCTGTTGGAATGCTTTGAATAACATCTGTTCCTTGGCTTCTACCAAACTTTGTGTTATCAGACATAGCAGCATCAAGAAGCAAAACAAACTGTTCTGCCCAGTTTGTATTAGTTGGATCGTTCCATTTAATTGTTTGACTTGCTAGGTTACGTCCATTACTGTCAAGTAACTGTTCTGTAGTTGAAACTGATGTAAATTTAAGTAAGCCTTTTGCTGGCATGTTACGCTTTGCATTGTAACTAAGCATTTTAGCAATACGTAGTACACTTTCTTTACGCTCAGCAAGTTCAATAAAGTTTTCTCTACTTGCTAAATCAATACGGAAGGATAAACTTTGTCCTAGAAAAGCAATAGCATCAATTAGTGCAAGGTACTCTGAGCTTTCAATATAATCGTTAAAATCTTCTGGATAGTTTTCTCTTAGATAGGTGATGATCACACGTCTTAGATTCTCAAAATCATAAGATTTGAAATCAGCATTAGCGAAAGTCTGGTATATACGTGTCCAGTCTTCGTTAAGTAATAAATTATTTTGTCTTGACGTTGTGCTCATTATTGGTTCCTATACTGTATTTACCCATGTATATAATATGATCAGTTTATAACGGAGTTATCTCTGTCGAAATTAAACTTCATTCTCTCGCTAACATTGAACGGTATATATGTTACATCGGCTTCGATTCTAATTCCTTGTTCGGTACTGTCTACTCCTACAGCATTTACCTGTATTCTTGGGTCATAATTGATAATATCTTGTACATCTTTAGCAATCATTTCTTTAACTTGTGGTGTAAATTGCTCAAATATCATGTCCCAAATAATAGTTCCGAAGTTTGGATTTTCTAATTTTTCACCTTTTCTAATATAAAAGTGATTGATAATATCTTGTTTTACTAAATCTATATCATAGAGCTTGAAGTTATCAACTGCATTTGCTGAACTAAATCCTTTATACGCATAACTTTTTGCGCCTACCTGCCCTACTGATGCTTGGTTTGCTGATACAGTTTTTTGATTGTATAACTTAGCCATCTTGTTTCTCCTCTCTATCTGTTGCTAGTGCTGTAACAAACTGAGGTGCTTGGTTTTCATGCAGTAACCACGGCTCATGCATAGGAACACGCCTCATGATAGATGTTATTGTTCCGTCTTGCCATTTTGTAGTAGCCCAGTCTTTTAATGGGTTTACTAATGGGTTATCGTATTTAATTAAATCTGTAATTGTTAATGCTGTGTCAGCTTGTGCTGCTCCTGTTGCAGCTGGACCGTTAAGGTGTATGTTAGGACTTGCTGACATAATGATGTCTCCGCCTGATGCAACTTCTGTATTTGCGCCTGATGTTAAGTAATTGTAACCGCCTGTATTAATATCCCAGTTTGCTTGTGTATCTGATCTATCACCAATTGTTTGAATATCAGTAGTTCCGCCAACGAAGTGTCTGTGGTTGCCAGCAACTGAAATATCTAAATCTCCAGAAAGAGGAAGATCTTCTGCATTTGTATACATTCTTGTTTCAATTTTTCCGTTAGCACCAATTAATATATTAGTGTTAAATGCACTCTCTATTTGTACTCTACCATTTTCTTGTTTAAGAGCATCTTCAATTTTTGCATCTTGATGTAAACTGTCAGGTGCTTGATATTCAGCGGTTGCTTTAATGTTTACATTACGACCAGCTTCCATGTTGATATCTCTATCTGCTTTAATATTAATATCATTCATTGAGTGAACACTTACACTGTCGTTCGCAAACACATCTACTTTACCATTAGATGTTAACTCAACCCATGAAGTTCCTTTTGCATTACCTATGTAAATTAAATCTTCTGAATTATGTAAAAGAAGTTGATGGCCTGTTCTTGTTCTAAGTCTTGTGTACTCATTATATGGCAAGTCAAGTAATCCTACGTTAGGATTTGCATCTGTTGCTTCAACATATTCTACTGGTCCGTCTTGTGGTGAAGATTTTCTAATGTAACGATCATCACCATCGTCCATGACAAACTGTGTTCCGCCTAATCTTGTAACAGGAATTTCAACACTTAGATTTTCTTTTGTACCACGCCTCATGCGTTTACCGTTTGGACCGTAGTCTAAAGGACCTGGAGTACTAATACCAAATACTGCATTAGGATTATTACGTCTACTAGATGTAGTAGTAACCCCTCTTACATCATCTTCTAATAATCCTTGGAAGAAAAATCTATCTGTTATAGGATGTACGGGCTTTGGAATCTTTTCAGCATCAATTTGTTGATCTCCTTGGCCATTTATTCGTTTGTTAATTTCACCAACTGGCAAAGGCATTTTTGTATTGAACTTTTTCTTGTCATCTTCTGATAATGCAGCTAATGACGCTCTATTGCTTGTTTGATCTTCACCCCTAGCACCTGTTGGTTCTGTATCTGCTGCACCAATAGCAGGTACCATGTGATTTGCAAATCTTGGAGGAACACAAGCAAACCAATAACCCGATGAGGGATTACCTTCTATGAACATTACCATAACGGTTACACCAACATCTGGTGGAACTGCCCACATACCATAACTTTGTTGTGTATCTTTAAAGTCGTCTTTGTTCATTCCTAATGCTTCGTATGGTGTGTGTCCGAAGAATGGAGATGCATAATTTACAAGATATGTTTGTCCGTCAACGTTACCTGCGTTACCAGATTCTCTGAGTAACGAAACTTTTAGTCTACCATTGAATGTAGGATCAAGTACATCAATTACTGTAGCAAGATAAGCACCTGAGCCTAATGCTCCTGCCTGAGTATTATATCTGGTTCTCTTTTCAACTGGCATTAAGTTTTAACTCCGTCAAGTATTTTAGGATCATAAACTCTAATAGTATTTCCATCTCTATCCTTACTTTCTGTAAATGGTTTGGTTCTATCAATATTAAAGTTAACTAATGAACCGTTGGCTTGTCTTCTATATTCTTTTAGGACAGGTTTCTTAGGTTTAGATTTAAACTCGCCATCACCTTTAGGTAATTTTGCAGCAAATTTTTCTATACTATCTAAGTTTAAGCCAAATTTAGCAAGAACATTATTAGCAAACTGCTCTCCTGCTTTTTCTACTTCTTCAATTGTTATTGTCCTATCAACTTTTACTGGTGGAGGAGTTTCTCCAACTTCTGTTTTTTCTTTTTGTGCGGAACCAATTTCTGTTTGAAATCCTTCTTTAGAACCATCTGGAATTTTACCACCGTAATCAATTGGTTGACCTGACATTCTAATACATCTAAGTTTTTGTGTAAACTGCCCGCCTTTAAATTCACTTTCACATCTCAACACTTTATAAATTCCGCTAAAAGGACTTGGATTTTCATTTGCGAATTCATAAAGTCCAGTGTCAGTATTTGTATCAACAGGCGTTCTAAAACTAATAAAGATATAAATTTCGCCTCCTGTGTAATTAGCTTCTCCGCCATCAGTTGTCTGCGAACGTGGTGCTGCTCCGTCTATGTGATTTCCTTGGCCGCTTTCAACCATCCAGTACGTATCGCCGAGTATATCTAAATCAATTGTAATCAAGTCACCTGCGCTGTTGTCAATAAATGCTTTCTGGAAATTTTCAGCAACCAATTGTTCAACATCTTTGAATCCGCTACCACCTTTCTGACTTTCGTGTAATATAGATACATCACGTTTTAGTTTTTTCTTACCTAGGTTAGGTGCTTTTGCTTCTGCTGTACCCTCTGGAGTGTTTGTAGTTAATGTTGTGTTAGTACCTGTACCGTTAATATTTTTGTTAGATTCACTTGAAGTATTAGCTTCAGGGGTTGGTCGAGAACCTGCAAAGAATAAATTATTAATCTTGATATCAAATTTAAGTACGTCAACGTTTTGTCCTGAATATATGTAGTCGTATCTTTTAGCAATTGTTTTTTGTAATGCTGCTGTGTCAACTCCTTCGCCAGGCGCTTTAAAAATACTGTGATGCACAAAATATGGAACAATTCTAAATGTATATTGTTTAGCAAAGTCTCCTATCTGTGGATCGTAATCTAAGAACGCTACTTGAACATCAATTTTAAACCACTTAATATATCCTTCTGGTGTAAGGTTATGGTTATCAGGAGTTCCGCTAATAGCGTCTTTTGCATATCTTGAACTTAATATAGTCTGTGTAATAACATCAGTTAAGGGCTGTTTCTGTGTAAAGAAAAATTCACGCTGTTTAGGATCTAATTGCATTTTATAACGATCAATACGACCTGTTTCTTCATTGTACTTAGAATCTCCTGCTCTATACATTGCAGAACTTTCCCAGTTAAAGTTACCACCTGATGTTGAATCAAAACCAAACGTTGATTTTCCTATATGATTAGATTCGAAAGATGATAAAGTTGTTTGAGCAGGTGATGCATTTTTTCCAAATGCTTTAAAACCGCCTGGTGGGGGGTTGTCTGCGTCTACTGTTGCAAAAGGATTTGGTGATTCTTCAGAAGCTGTTGCTCTAGCACCTTTTACAAAGTCTGTTGACTTGTCAGGAAAGTCAATAATGTAAACGTCTGGAATTGAATATTGTCCTGATTTTACTAACAATTGCTCATTGTCATTTAATACTTTTTCTAAACTCTTAGGTCCTGTCTTTAGCATTTCTTCAACTGTTCCTTTTTCTGGAGCAGTAATTGAAATATCATTGAACAACATATTAACCGTGTCCAAGTAACCAGAGTGATTGTAAGGAAACGCTTGAACCTTATAGTTAGTTCCTGATTCGTTTGTATCAAAAGTAACTTTCTTTAGTTTCATTACAAAGTACTTTGGATTTAATCCTTCTTTGTTTATAACTTTTTCTTCTGTTCCATCTGCACTGAATCCTACAAAGTCTAAACGCAATACAAA